AACCAAGAAACTAGCTGCCGCATTTGGAGTTACCTTTTCCGCTGCTGCTATTGGCCGTTTTGGCGCTAGCGCAGTAAGAGAATTTGCTAACGCAGAACGCGAAGCACAAACCTTATTAGGCACAATGAAAAGCCTTAATTTGGCTTTTGCCGCACCCGAACTTGGCGCATATCTTGATGACCTAGAAAGACTTACAGGTATCAACAGAGGCGAATTACAACCTGCCTTGCAGAAATTAGTCACTCAAACAGGATCAGTGGTTAAGGCTCAGGAAATTCTTAACACTGCGGTAAAGGTTTCATTCTCTGGCCTTATGGATGTATCAACTGCCGCTAATGCTCTTACTCAGGCTTATGTCGGTAACGTTAAAGGCTTGCGCCAATTTAACTTAGGTTTGACCAGCACCGAACTAAGCCTAATGACTTTTGACCAAATTCTCGCTAAAGTCGCAAATACCTACGATGGACAATTTGCAGAAGCGCTAGATTCAACCACAGTTAAAATTAACAAGGTCAAAAACGCTAGCGAGAACCTTAAAGAATCTATTGGCGAGGGCTTAGTTAAAGCCTTTAGCGATTTAGCAGGTAATGGCGATATTGACCAAGCGACATCTAAGCTGGAGAAGTTTGGAGAACTTGCTGGCCGTATTATTGGCAACCTATTCACTCCGACTAAAGTTGGCGATTTCTACCTACCAATTCCTAACCTATTAAAGAAGCCAACACAGAGCAGTTCTCTAGGCAGTCCTGCTTCATGGCGTGAAAAGAATGTGGCGCTGGCAAAGGCAGAAGCAAAGGCGGCTGCTAACGCCAAGAAGATAGAAGATGCAAAGTTATCAACCCTACGCAAACAAACCGCTGAAAAGCGCGCTCAGGCGGCCGTTGATAAGGCTAACAAGGCTCTATCGGCTGCTAATGCAATGTTTGATCCGCAAGGCATTCAGATAGCGGCTGCGCTGCAAGGCAACATCACTGCTGAGCAACGCGCTCGCTTAGAATTGATGCAGAAAATTTGGGAACTTGAACAGGCTATTAGTCAAGGCAATACAGAGCTAATTGAAAAGTTGACTGCTCAACTACTAGAACTTACCAAGCAGACTGCACAGTTAAATGCTAACTTCAAGGCTTTAGAGCGCATCAATGATTTGATGAATTCTATTGGTTATGGCCGTCAGTTATTTGATATTGGCAACATCGAGCGAACACTTGAACTCTTAAAGAATATCGGTGGCGGAAGTTATACCCCATCTAGTTTCGTTCAGACTTTCCCAGAAGATGTCTGGAAAGGCATTCTCTTTGACTTGCCTAATGCGGCAGCAGAAGATGTTGTGGTTCCAGAAGTGGTTGTTAATATTGATGGCAACCTTAACGGATTAATTGACGTGGTTGTCGATGGCTTACAGAACAAGAGCGCATCAGGCGTAGATACTCGCATCTTGCGTAACACAGGTGGGTTTAACTGGTAATGACCTATCCAATAACCCCTAACCTAACAGTCTATTTTACCGATGGAGCTACTTTTGGCTACCCATTTATTATCGGTGATGAAACTTATGGCGTTATCGGCACAGGAACTTTAGGCTCTGATAGTAATAACAACTTGGTCGTAGATGTATCTGACCAATGCGTTAAAGCTAACATGCGAGCTGGCTACAACCTGTTGCAAGACCAATTCCAAGCAAGCGAAGCTACGTTCCGTTTAGTAGATCCAAATGGTGATTGGAACCCAACCAATACCGCTTCCCCTTACTATGGCTATTTAACGCCGCTTCGCAAAATTCGTTTTAGCGCCACTTACGGCGGTAATGGTTACTTCTTATTTTCAGGTTATATTACAAGCTATAACTACTCTTACCCTAAAGACCAAGAAATCGGTTATGTAGATTTAGTTTGCGTTGATGCTTTCCGTTTGCTTAACCTTGCTGGAATTACCACAGTGGCCGGTGCTACCGCAGGGCAAGACACAGGCACACGAATTACAAAGATACTCGATGAAGTAAGTTTTCCTACCAGCTTGCGTTCTATTGAAACGGGCTTAACCACAGTTCAAGCAGATCCAGCAACACTACGCACGGCTTTAGCAGCGATTAAAAATGCTGAGTTCTCTGAGCAAGGCGCGTTCTATTTTGACGGCTCAGGCACGGCAACCTTTAAGAATCGCCAGAGCGTTCAAGAGGCGGCAGGTGTTAGCCCAACAGTCTTTGCTAATGACGGCTCAGGTATTTCTTACTTTAACTTGCTTCCAGTCTTTGACGATAAACTAATCATTAACGAAGCTAACATAACCCGTATTGGTGGAACCGCACAGAGCGCGACCAATGCCGCTTCTATTGCCAAATACTTCCCTCATTCAGTCAATTACGACAACCTAATTGTACAGACCGATACAGAAGCTCTTAACATCGCTAAAACCTATGTAGCAACTAGAGCAGAAACCACGCTTCGCGTTGATGCGATTACTCTTGATCTGACTACTCCAGATTATGCTGCTGGCATTTTGGCAGCTTTAGATTTCGATTACTTCTCTAATGTCCAAGTTAAAAACGTAGGACAAGACGGAAGCACTATCGATAAAACCCTACAAGTCGTGGGTATCGCTCACGATGTAACCCCGAACTCATGGAAAACTACTTTCACATTATCCGAGCCACTGGTCGAGGCTTTCATCATAGGAAGCGACACGCACGGTATAATTGGAACTAGCATAATGACCTACTAGGAGCAACAATGGCAACAGGATTTCCAGCGGCAACAGGCGATGTTCTGAGTGCCTCTATGTATAACGGCTTAGTGGCTTATACAGTCAATACGGCACAGACGGCAGACTACACACCAGTTATTGCCGATGCCTATCAAACCTTAACCCCGATGAACAAGGCAACGGCGGTTAATTTCACTATCCCTACCGATGCTTCTGTGGCTTTCCCTGTGGGAACTGTCTTAACAGTCTTGAACATCGGTGCTGGCGTTTGCACCATCAAAGCGGTAACTAGCGGAACTACAACAGTTCTATCTGCTGGCGCTACCGCAGCTCAGCCAACCCTTGCACAATACAAGACCGCAGCTTGCATTAAGACCGCAGCTAATACTTGGTATGTGGTGGGCGCCATTGCTTAATAACATTGTCGCGCTTCTAGGAAATGGCGCTGCTGCAAGCACGACCAGTTACGAATCTATTGCCACTGTAACTGTCGGCGCTGGCGGATCATCAAGCATTTCATTTACCAGCATTCCTAGCACCTACAAGCATTTGCAAATACGCGGAATTATCAATTCTACAAAGTCAGGTGCGTCAGGGGCAGATTCGTTAGAATTAACAATGAATAATGACGCAACTGCGCTTTACTCAGCACACAGATTATTTGGCGATGGTTCAGGCACGACTTCAGATGGATTTGCTACTCAGAATTACGCTTATTTTGGTATTCAACCACAGACAACTTCAGCAGTTTCTTATTATGCAGCAGTCGTTATAGACATTTTAGATTATGCAAATACATCTAAATACAAAACTTTTAGAAGTTTAATGGGATTTGACGCCAATGGCTCAGGGCGCGTAGGCTTGTTTTCAGGTTCTTATCAATCTACATCGGCAGTCAATCAAGTAACAATTTATTCCGATAACAGAACTGCAAACTTTTCCCAATATTCCAGTTTCGCACTTTACGGGGTGAAAGGCTAATGGCTTCTACTTATACACCGATAGCGACTACTACGCTAGGCAGTAATACAGGCACAGTTACTTTTAACTTAATTAGCGGTTTTTATACCGATTTGGTTTTGGTTGCAAATGCAGGAGCAACTTTAGCGGTAGATACAATTTTACGTTTTAATAACGATAGCACTGCACTTTATTCCTATACAACGCTTACAGGCGATGGAACAAGCGCGGCTTCTGCTCGTAGAAGCGCAAAAACTGAAATTTACCAAAACTGGGGCTCATCATTGCCAACTTCAATTAACGCAAACTACATTATTCAAGTAAATAACTATTCTAATTCTACAACTTACAAGACTTCACTCACACGCTTTAATAACGCTGCTGGCTCAACTGATGCAATTGTTGGTCTTTATCGCTCAACAAGCGCAATTACTAGAATTGATTTAATCAATGCTGGTTCTGCTGGTGTGTTTCTTGCTGGTTCCACATTTACTTTGTATGGCGTAAAGGCGGCATAATGGCTGATACATATACACTAATTTCAAGCGTAACTGTTGGCGCTGGTGGCGCTAGCAGTATTGACTTTACTAGCATTCCTGCTACTTATACGGATTTGAAACTGGTTGGAAGTATTAGAACTAATACAGCGCAAACCGACAATAGTATGGATATTAACTTTAATAGCAGCGCAACCAGTTTTAGCGCTAGATTTTTATATGGTAGCGGTTCTGCTGCTGCAAGCAGCACAGGCAGCACAATTATTTTACAAGCAGATGGCGGTGCAGCAACATCTAATACTTTTAGCAATTTTGAAATTTATATTCCAAATTATGCTGGGAGCACAAATAAATCTTATTCAAATGATGCTGTAACTGAAAATAATGCTACCGCTGCTATTGCTGGTTTATTGGCTGGTCTTTGGTCTAATACCGCAGCAATTACTTCAGTATCAGTAAAAGCAAGCACAGGCACTTTCGTTCAATACTCAACCGCTTACCTTTATGGAATCAAGAACAGTTAGGAAAACAAATGGCAGATACAAAAATCGTAGTTAATTGCGAAACTGGCGAGGTATCAGAGGTAGAACTAACTGCCGAAGAAATCGCGCAACGTGCAGCAGATCAGGCAGCATGGGAAGCAGAGCAAGCAGCTATCGAAGCAGACAAGCAAGCTAAGGCTGAGGCTAAGGCTGAACTTCTGGCGAAATTGGGCATCTCAGAAGATGAGGCAAAACTGCTGCTCGCATGAGTATTCAGAAAGTCCTTGATGCTGCAAGAGCTGAAATCGGCTATAACGAAAAGCCGAACAATAATAACAAGTTCGCTAAGGTGGCTGGTCATGCCAATTATCAGCCGTGGTGCGCAACTTTTATTAGAGCTTGCTTTATTAAGGGCGAAGAAGCGAAAGCAATTCCAGACACCGCCTACTGCCCACACCTTGAATCATGGGCGAGAGCTAATAATCGGGTCGTTCCAACCGCCGAAGCTAAACGCGGTGACTTGGTATTATTTGATTTTAGTAGAAGTGGGCGAGCCGAACACGTCGGGATTGTCAATATCAATTTTTCTGAGAAAAACCCTGAATACTTACACACCATCGAGGGTAACGCTGGGGCTGTCTTATCCAACGAAGGAGATGGGGTCTTCAAGAAGAAACGTTCAATATCTCTCATTCGCCTTGTAATACGACCAGACTGGAGCAAAGAATGAACCTAAAAGACCCACGACTAATGGCGCTAGCATCTTTCCTAGCTGCTTGGCAGATTAGTAACTTCTCACTTGACTATCGCTCAATTCTTGGCGCGGTTCTATGTGGAGTATTTGGCTATAAGGCTCCTGTGAAGAAATCATGACCACGCAGGACTTCTTTGGCATCTGGCTAGCAAGCGTTTCCATCATCGGTGGGCTTGCTGGTTTTGTGATTACTCATTTGCTTAGCGAAATTAAAAGACTTAATTCGCGTGTCGATGAAATCTATAACATCTTACTAGAGCGACAATAAGACATGGCTCTAAATGACGGCAACTGCCGAACCAACGGCATTTACTGGCTAATAGAGGCAACCGAATGGATAGCGAGCGCAAAACATGGCACAGAGAAAGAAACCAAGCCGCGTTAAGACAGTGAAGCTAGAGGATTATACGCCTTTAGAGATTCACGCTATTCAAATCCGTGAGTATTACCTTGCCCTATGCAAGGCAGGATTTAGAAGCGATGCAGCTTTAACACTTTGCACCGACAGAATGGGCTGGCCTGATTGGTTCCTGCCAAATGTCCCAGATCATATCTACAATAATCCTGACCATACTCCTTACGAAGATGAGGATGATGACTAAAAAACGAATTCTTGTAATTAGCGATTTACAGGTTCCATATCATCACGAAAAAGCAGTAAAGAATTTAACTAAGTTAGTCCAGCGTGAGAAGTTTGACCAAGTCTTACAGTGTGGAGATGAAATAGATTTTCAGAGCCTTTCAAAATGGGCAAAGCACACGCCTTTAGAGTTTGAAGATACGTTAGACGTTGATAGAGCTTTAACCCAAGATATTCTTTATGATTTAGGTGTGACCGATATCTGTCGTAGTAACCACACGGATCGCCTTTATCACACGCTAATCAAAGGCGCTCCAGCCTTGCGCGGATTGCCTGAATTGGACTATCCGAAGTTTATGGGCTTCGATGAATTAGGCATTAAATTTCACCGCAAGCCTTTTGAGTTCCTGCCTAATTGGGTTCTCGTACATGGCGATGAGGGTTCTATGAACCGCAACGCGGGCGGAACGGCAGCGGGGCTAGCCAATAAGTTTGGGGTCAGCGTGGTCTGTGGTCACACCCATAGGCTTGGCCTACAAGGGGTTTCTACGGGCTTTAAAGGCCGTTTTAAGACACTTTGGGGCTTTGAGGTAGGTAATCTCATGGATAGCAAGAAAGCCTCTTATTTAAAGGCTGGAGCCGCGAATTGGCAAATGGGCTTTGGCATTATTGAAGTCTATGATAAGAACGTAACCCCTATCCCTGTGCCTGTAAATGCTGACGGGTCTTTTACTGTCTATGGCAAGGTTTATAGATAGTTATCAAATCGTTATACGCCACGACATAAAACCAGCGCGTTAGTCAAGTAGCCTAAGACTGTGGAAATACCACACAGAAAGGGCAAAATGAATTCAGATCTAGTTATTTACCTAGCCATGATTGCAGCAGCAGTTATCGGTTATGCGCTTGGCTGGTCAAATGGTTATCAGCTAGGCAAGGCGTTGGGCTTCCGTCGTGGAAAGTCGGTTGGAAGTGCGCGCTAATGACGTTCTCAACGAAGCTCACGACATCTTATTGCAGCGTGAGGCAAGATACGATGATTTTCACGTTACGGCGATACGAACTGCGAGTATCCAGTCCATTATCCATGAGGAGCGCAGAACTCCAGAAGCCTTTTGTTTGGACATGGTCGCAGTCAAGCTTGCAAGGATCTACAACTCACCTGACCATTTGGACAATTATTTGGATGCCATCTGCTACCTTGCAGAAGCAGCTGCGCTAGTAAAAATGAAAGAGGTTGAATAATGGCTTTTAACTTAGAAGATTATGAAACAGTCGAAGAACGACTAGAAAAGTTTTGGAAAGAGTATCCAGATGGAAGAATTGAATCAGAGCTTCTCGAAGCTTCTGCTAACCGATTTATTGTCCTCGCTAGAATTTATCGAACTGAGGCTGACCAACGATATTGGACTAGTGGACTTGCATTTGAGGTCATTAGCGACCGAGGAGTTAATGCTACTTCGGCACTTGAGAACGCAGAAACGAGTGCTATTGGACGCGCTCTTGCAAACGCAGGTTTTGCAACAAAGGGCAAAAGGGCTTCTAGATCAGAAATGAGCAAGGTTGCCAATAAGTATGAGCAACGAGTGGAGAACTTTACCCGCGAGAAAGTGCCAGTGGAGAAGCCGTCAGATCCTTGGACTATTGAGCAAAAGGAAATGCCTTTGCCAGTAGCCGATGCGGTTGCAGCTCTAAACGACAATGTAACACCTGAGCAGGTGCCTATGTGCAAGCAACACAATAAGCCGATGCAGAAGAATTTTGGAAGCAAGAATGGCAAGGAATGGGCTAATTACAAATGCTCTGGACAATGGCCTGATAAATGCGAAGAAATCATTTGGCTTGAAATAGATAAGAGTGGTAAATGGGTGCCACAAAGACCGAGAGTAAAACAAGGAGAATTAAACTAATGGGCTACCTACGAATAACAAGACCAGACGGAACGGAAATTCTGTTTGATGAAGATGATGAAATTACAATTTATGAAGTTTGCGATACTTGCAATAACCCAAGACCAAACTACGAGCTTACCAATGTAGGCGGACAAACCGATATTGATGCTATTTGGGAATGTAAGGCTTGTCATGGGGTAAATAAGTCATGAAAGAGGATCTCTGGTATATCTATGAGTTTGATAATTGCTCTTGCGATGATTGCGGCAGACTAGCTTCATGCGCGGTTTATCGCAAAGATAAAACAGACATGTTTGCTCAAATATGCGGTAATTGTGATGAGGCTTGGCGCAAAAACGAGGG